CGAGGGGACATCGTCGCTACCCGGGGTGATCTCGACGTCGTCCGCGCCCGTGCCGGTGGTGATCATGGTCCCAGTGACGATCGGCACCTTGCCGAGCACTTGGACGACGCGGAGGCTGCCACCCCTCTGGTCGAGGAGCACTGACTCCGCGCCCTCGCCACGGACCACGGCGGTGAGCAGCGGCATCAGCGCGTGCTCAACCACGGCCTGCAGTGGGTCGCCGCCGCGGACGTCGTCCTCGACCGCATCTGCGACGTACTCCACGACAGGCGCGCCCTCAATTGGGTCCCACAGGTCGACCCGCTGGCCTGCCGTGTAGGCCGCCGACGTCGGAGCCGCGAGGGTGATGGTTGAGGCGTCGTCGTCGGTGAGTACGTACTCGTAGACCGTGCCGTCGATGACGAGGTGGCCGCCGTCGTCCTCGTCGGCGAAGTCGGCCACGTCGCTCACGTAGAGAACCGTCGCCCCGTTGGCGGCGTCGGCGACGAGCTCGTCGCCGCGGACCTCCTCGGTCACGCTCGTCACTCGCGCGTGGATCACGACTATCTCCGTCCCGTGGTGCGCCGCAGCGCGCCCACCGTCATCGCGGGCGAACCGTCAAGGTCGAAAGGCAGCGTCCACTGGCTCATGCGGACGAGGTAGGTGCCCTCATCGGAGACCACGCGCACGAGGTCGTTCTCCTCGAGGTGCGCGATCGGCAGCGAGTCGAACGTGTAGTGCGTCAGGAGCCGCTGCCCGTCGTCGCGCATCTTCGCCGCCCGCTTGTGCGCCTCGGCCTTGTGCTTGAAGTGGGTGTTCTCGTAGGTGTCGATCAGGTAGGACCGCTCACCGTTGCGACCCAGCGACTTCGACGACATCGGGTGCTTGTCGGGCAGGTCGAGGACTACGCGGATCTTCGGCTTCGGCCCCTTCGGATCGGCGCCCGTGACCTCCCAGGTGTTGCGGAGGTTCTCGGGGTCGTCGCGGCCGATGGTGACGTCCGACATCATCGTGCGCGCGTCGAAGGTGAACACGGGCCGCTCGGAGCGACGACGCAGAACGGCCGTCCCAGCGCCGTTGTAGAACAGATCCCGGCTCATCGAACCTGCGATCGGCTGCCCCTTGAGCCAGCGCGAATCCATCCGGCCCACCGTCACCCGCTCCGGCGTCGTGACAGGAAGGTCGGGGATCGAAAGGTGAGTCTCGCCCGCGTCCGCGAACAGTTGTCGCAGGATGTGGGTCTTCGCCACCTTGCGCGGGAACACGCGATGTTTGCCCGCCTGGTCGAGCATCAGGCGCTCCTTGCCGTGCGCCGTCAGGTTGACCTGTGCGCCGGCACGCTCGAAGTCCCAGACCGGGCCAGTGAAGACGACACAGTCGACCCACCGCTCCAGCTCGGGCACGCGCACGGAGTAGGTGACCTGCAGCATCCGCTTCCGATTCACGGGCAGTCCCGAGGGGCCGTCCGGCTCGAACCGGATCGAACGCGACGGGTCGAGGAACGACATCGTCACGATGCGGGAGACGTCGCGGGTGGTGTCGACCGTCAACTCGCCGGAGATGAAGCGCGGCGTCAGGGTTGAGATCAGCTTGTGCTCGAGGTCGAGGACCGAGATCGTGATGCGCCGCTCGTGGGTCCAGCGGATCGCGCGATGGTAGGCCAGCAACTCAGCGTGCGAGAGGTGCAGGCGGTCCATCAGAGGGTGCTCTCGAAGTCGCCGACCTGCTGCACGCCGAACGCGACGTCGTGCTCCTCGTAGTCGCGGTTGTAGTTCTCCGAGGGGTCGGCGCCAGGGTCGCGCAGCAGCACGGGGATCGAGCGGTTCGCGTACACGAGCCGCACCGTCTGGGTCGGCTTGCGTCGGATCGCACGGATGATGCGTCGCGCCTCGTCCACGTCGGGCCGGTCCTCGCGCACGTCGATGGTTCCCGCGAACGTGCCCGCGATCCCACCGATCGCGCCGACGATGTCGACGTCGTAGGGCTGATTGGGCAGGCTGTAGGTCGCACGCCGGTCGGCACTGCGCAGACCGCCGATGCCCTCACCCTCGAACACCACGTCACCCTGCGGAGACAGCAGCCACACGCCGTCGACCTCGGGCCGGATGCTCGCCAGCGGACCCGCGACAGACTGCACGCCGTTCGTGACCGCCTTGACCTTGTAGGTGTGCCACCTGTTCGGGGTGGCCGAGTCGTCGATCCACTCATAGGACCCGCCGCTCGCCGTGATGTCGGCGGCATCGACCCGGTCGAGGCGCTCGTCGTCGCGGTAGATCGCCCACCCGTCAGCAGCGCCAGCCGTGCGTGACCACGAGAGCCGCACCCGAGGCGTGTCGCCGATCTGGGAGACGTTCAACGACGAGACGGGCGAGAGCGCGAGGTCGTCGTCGAAGGTGACCTGCGTCCACGACTCGACGTAGGGCGGGTCACCAGCGCCGCCACGGAGCCGGTCGAGCCGGTCCCACGCGCGCACCAGCAGCCAGTAGGTGCCGTCGTCCTTGAACACCCGGTCGCCGTCATCGTTCTTGACGGGCAGGTCGCAGGCAATCGCGGTGCCGGACCCGTCGCGCTTGGCTTGGTAGCGGGTGGCGGTCTTGTCGTCGCCGTCCGCGATCCGCACCTCCCACGCCTGCAGGGTGCCCGTGGTGATGTGCGCGGCGATGGTCGTGGTCGCGTCGGCGAGGATGCCCGAGGCTGGGTTGTCGAGGACCAGGTTCGGCTTCGGGATGTAGGTGACCTCCACCCAGTCCGACCAGCCCGACGCGAGGCCGTCGCCGTCCTTGACCTGCACCCGCCAGAACATCGACAAGCCGGCAGCGATGATGCCGTCGAAGATGCCACCGGGCAGGTCGGTGCGGGACAGGTCGAGCTCGGGAACCGTTGACGGCACCCAGCCCGAGTCGTAGTCGGGCGTGTCGGCGTCGCCGTAGTTGTCGACCTGCACCTGAATCGCGGACATGTCCGTCGAGCCGCCGAGGTCGGTGAAGTCGCACGACACCGTCCACACCGGGATGCCCACGACGCCGCCAGCCGGGTACAGCGTGGTCGGCTCCTGTGGTGCATCCGAGGTGACGATCGTCAGGGTCCACGAGTCGTCGCCCGAGTCGAAGCCGTAGAACCGGCCGCCCGTCGTCGAGTCGGTCTTGATCCGCCAACCGAAGTGGTCGCCACCGTTCGCGACCGTCTGCACGAGCGCGGTGATGTTGACCTCGAACGAGGCGCCGTCAGCGAGCGCACCCACGGCCAGCGTCGCCGAAGGGGTCAGCACGGCGGGCTGCTTGTTCCAGTTCGCCCACGCCGCTGACCACTTCTCGGAGATCGCCTGCACGGTGAGGGTCTGCGCGGGGAAGGCATTGCGCACCCGACCCGTCAGTGTCGCCGAGAGGATCGTGCGGCCCTTGACGCCCTCGAGTGGCATGAACAACAGCGTCCGTGCCGCCGCCGAGACGACCTGGGGATACTTGCTGTCCCCGTGCTCCCGGTCGGGGTGCGCCGACTCGATGAACGTGTCGTGACCGCGGCGGATGACCTGCTCGCCCATGTGTCAGCCCCTCCGGTGGTCGCGGTCGAAGCGGCGCTCGGCCGCGATCTCTTGGCGAGCTACTGCACGAGCGATGCCCTCGACCCGCACGGGGCCGCTCTCGCCGCGGAGAGTGCCGGACAGGTGAACCGGCCCGATGTCGACCTGCATCCGCGACGAACGCGACGAAGGCATGCGCTGCGGCTGGACGAACCCGCCATCAGCGAAGCCCGGCAGGGTGCCGTAACGGGCCTTGAGTAGCGACCAGTCGCGACGGACAAGGTCTTGCGGGATCACGACCTCGCCTCGGTGGACGACGCCAGCGATCTCATGCTTGCCGCCATCGCCCGTGTAGCCGCCCGTGTCGTAGGAGCCGGCCGCGCGCTTGTTGACGCTGTTGACCTGATTGACGTAGTAGTCCGTGCGGACAGTGCGGGGGATCGAGGCGAGCTGGGACTTGATGCTCGCGATCGCCGACAGGGCCGCCTCGTCGCCCGTCATGGCGACGTCGATGACCCGCTGATTCGGGATGTCCAGCAGTGAGTTTGCAAGCTCGATCGCCGCCTTGCGCGGCACGCCCATCGCTTCCGCGGTCTGGATGAACGACGCCTTCGCCTGCTTGAAGCGGGACACGTTGTTTCTCACGGCGTCGGACTGGTTGTTCCATGCCGCCGCGAGTTGCGAGATCATCGCGCGGTTCTGGAGCGCGGCGTCAGAGTTGCCCTTGAGTCCGGCGTTGTTCTTGGCCGCCTGAGCCTGCGCATCCTTGAGCGCCTGCCGCCACTGAGTCTCCGCGTCGAAGGCGCCGAGGGCCGCAGACCTCTCTTCCTTCATTGCCGAGACGAGGCCGCGCACCTTCGTTGCCGTGATGCCCGCCGCAATGCCAGCCCCACCAACCGCGCCGCGGTAACGATCCGTGTTGATCGTTGCGAACGCGGCAGCCGAGGCGGAGCGTGCCTGCGCCTTGGCGGCGGCGTCGATGCTCGGCTGGGCATTCTTCAGGGCCGTGTTGTAGGCGTCGAACGAATTGTTGACGTCGTCCATCGAGACGCCCTGCGCCTTGGCCTGATCGGCGATCCTCGCGAAAGCCGCCTCAGCCTCCCGCGCATTGCCCGACTCGACCATCTGCGCGAGCGCCTGGTCGACCTGATCGATGTCGGACTTCGCCTTCTCCCAGGTGGAATCGTCCATGTTGAAGGTCAGGATCGCGCCCGCAACATCGTTGAAGCGGTCACCGGCCGAGTTGAAGTTGCGGACCGCCTCGCCGAGATTGTTGAGGTTCTCCACCGAATCGCCGCGGGCGAAGGCGTCAAGGTTGCGGTTCAGGTCAGCGCCGTCGACCCGCGTCTCGAGCTGGTTGAACGCAGCGTTGACGAGGCCGATGCCGCTGATGACTGCAGCGAACGTGATGCCCTTGCCGACGCTCGACATCGCCATGTTGGCGCGCTTCGTCGACTCCGCAATGCGGGCCATCTCGCGCTCACTCTTTGCGCCAGCCGTCATCGCCGTCGTGCCGAGCAGCGAGAAGTCGGACGCCAACGTCGAGAGGCCCGAGCCGGCGCTCTGGGCGAGACCGGGGATCTTCGCGAGGGCGCCGCCATCCTTGAACAACGACGCCGCGCGGTTGAACGTGATGAGGGCGGCAGCGGCCGTGAACAGCGGCTTCCCGATCGATGAGTCGGCCAGTGCGCCGAGCACCTTCGCCAGACTCGTAAGCACCGGCAGGACCGCCTGACCAACAGGAGCCGCAGCCTTGATGATGCCGACGAACGCCGACGACATCGCGCCAAGAAACTCGATGACCTGCGGACCCGACTCGCGGATGTAGTCAACGAAGTCCTGAAAGCCCCGCGTCTGCGACAGGCCGGCAGCCCAGTCGGCGAACGACCGCGACATGGACTCCATGCCCGAGGAGAAGTCGCGCGTCAAAGGCGCGAAGGCCACGAACAGGTTGGCGAACCCTTCCGCGACATTGCCGATCGTGTGAGCGAAGGCCGCGAGCGTCGGGGCCGCGTCGGCCTGCAGGTAGTCGAAGAAGGCAGCGAACCCGTCGCCCGAGAGGCCCAGCCCTGCCTCCTTGGCGAGATTGCCCATCTCAACAGAGACGTTGGCGATGATCTTCTGAACCTGCGGAAGCAGCGTCAGCACATCCTCGATGCCCCGCTCGACGCCGGGGAACATGCCCTCGCGGGCAGTGTTCTGCAGGGCGCTGAGCTGCGGCTCGATCGAGTCGAGGAAGCGGACGAAGTCGGCGCCAGCGGGGCCGACCTTGTCCATCGCGGCCTGCATCTTCTCGAGGTTCGCCTGCGTCGGCTCGAGGTTGTAGGCGTCGAGGGACTTGAGGGCATCGCCGACGCCCTTGAACGCGAGGACCGCGACGCCCGCAGCGCCCGCGGCAGCACCGAAGCCAGCCGCAAGGCCGACAATGGCGGGGACCGCGACGGCACCGATCGGGATGAGAGCGGGGCCGATGGTGAGGGCCGCGTCGGTGAACAGGCGCAGGCGACCCGATAGGCGGTCGACCTCCTTGCCGGACTGGTCGGAGGACTTCCCAACCTTCTCGACATCCTTGCTCGCCTGGTCGGCGCTCTTGCCGACGTTGTCGAGGTCGCGGGCCGCGGTCTTGATCGGGGTGCCGTTGAGGTTCTTGAGCTCACGGTTCAGCAGAGCCGTCTCGGCCGCAGCACGAGCCATCCCGGTCGTGAAGTTGTCCTCAAGCTCAAGAATGACCCGTTCCCGGCGAGTAGCCACAGGACTCCCCCTCTCGCGGTACGGTGGTCGGCATGTCTGTCAACGTGAGGCGGGGACTCGGCCTGCTAGCCGTGGCTGCACTCGGCTGGCTACTCGGCATGGCGCTGCTCAACGCGCCAACAGACGGAGCGTTGGGCGTGCTGGCATTGGCCGGGCTGTTCGTCGCGGTCGTCGTGACGATCGGCGGCGTCGTCAGTGGCCTAGGACTGCTCGCGTGGGGTCTTCTGCGCTCCCCGCGCTGACCTCTGCGCCCGCATCTCCTCGACCTCATGGGGCGGCAGCAGCCGCATATAGAGGCTGCGGCCGTCCGTAGGTCGCGGGGCGCCGGGGTTGCTCTCTGCATCGCGTAGGGCAGCCTCGTCGGCCTTCTCCTGCACGCGGTCGTAGCGAGCAGCGCCACGGCACACCGGGCAGGTCTTGTGCTCCGGCATGAAGACGTTGTTCGTGTCCTCGAGTAGCGACCAGTGGAAGCCGCACTCGTGGAGGCCGTTCTCGTACTGCGCCAGGGCCAGTAGCCGCGTGCGGTCGTCGTCGCCCCACTCGGACTCGCGGGTGACGACCGTGTAGCCGGTCAGGTTGCCCTCGGCGTCGTAGTGCTCGTGGCGCTCCTCGGGCTCCCAGCCGAGCAGCCGGCGCGGCGAGATCCCGAGCGTGCGGGCCAGAGTCAGGCGGTCGCGCTCCGCAGGCTGTCGGACAAGGCGCTCCGCCATTTTGGGAGGTTCAGGTCCGTCTCGTACATGGCGACGACGAGGTTGGCGATCTTCTTCTTGTCGCCGTTCGTGAGCGTGATGCTCTCATCCCAGTCGCCGGAGTTGAGGGGCTCACCGTTCCACGCCACCGCATAGGTCGCGAGGTCGTCGATCAGGGCGTCGGCGCTGCAGTAGCCGCCCGTCACCTCGAGGTCGCGCTTGTGGCCGGGCTGGTCCTCGTCGCGGGCTGGGTGCTCGTTGACCCACTGCCGCCACTCGCCATCGGTCTTCGTGGCGCGCACCCGCAGTTCGCCCTCATAGTCGGCCATCTCGTCGAGCAGCTCACCCATGCGCGCGCGGATCTCCGTGGCGCGCGGGTGCTCGCCCTGGCCGACGCGACGGGGCGGGCCGGACTGGTCAGACTCGTCATCGACGACAGACGCCTGCGGGAGACGGTCCAACTCCTCCGTGAGCGCCTGCACCTCCGCGATGAGGTCGGGGGCCAGGCAGGCGGTGTAGGACCGTTCGGGGCGGCTGCTGCGCTTCTGGGCGCGCAGGTCCGCAAGGGACTTGGGCATGACTTCTCCTGCCGAGTAGCCGAGTGGGGAGCCCGCCGCCGACACTCGGCAGGTCGGCGGCGGGCCGTTGGGGTGCGTCAGGCCGCGATGACCGCGTCCTCAGTGGGCGGGCCGAGCGGCACGACGCTCTGGGTGATGGCGTACTCATCGAACTCGCCATCACCGGTCGCGCCGCGGTTCTGCGGGCCGAGACGGACGTGCCAGATGTCGACCTTCTGGGCGACCGCGTAGCCGGCCGTCTGGGCGTTGAGGCCCTTGCGGACCACGAGGTAGACCTCGGTGCCCTCGGTCAGCGCCGTCTTCGCCTTGTTGGCCGGGTCAGTGTCGGGCGCCTGCGGGTCGTAGACGTACTGCAGGTCGGTGACCTCATAGGTCGTGTTGCCGAACTGCTGGAAACGCTGCGTCGAGCACAGGCGCGAGGGAGCCTCGCCCTTGTTGGTGGTCGAGGAGCCGACGCCGCCGCTGTAGAGGTAGCACGAGATGTTGACGCTCGTGGTCGCGTCGATCTCGGTCGCCAGCGACGGGGCGCTGAGGTTGGAGATGTCCTGCACGGCAACGACGGACGTGTTGCCCTGCTGCTTCACGGCTTCCGGGAAAACTACGGTCACTGGTCTGATCCCTTCTCATCAGGGGCGGACTCAGTGACCGCCGCCTTCTTCTTGGCCGCCGCTGCTGCGACGGACGTCTTCTGCTTCCGCGGCCTGCCGTTCGCGCGGGTGGTCGCGCGCAGGCTGCCGTCGGGGTTGTGGGTCGGCTCGTCGAGGACGTCGAGCTCGTTGGCCTCAGCGAAGGAGCGGCCGACGTTCTTGTCGACGTCGCCGATCCGCACGCGCACAAGGTCGCTCATGGCGACTCCTTCGGGTTGGGGTCAGATCACGTAGGTGTAGAGCGTGAGGCCGGAGAACATGCCGGCATCGGGGCCGATGTCCTCCGCGGACTCGAACCGGATCGGCGTCGTCTGCCGCCCGTCGATGGTCAGGACGACGCCGTCGAGGGCCGTGCCTGCGCGGGATCGCATCTCGCGGGCGTTGGAGACGGTCTTCGCGACCGCGCGCACCGCGATCCGGTAGCCGACCGTCCCCGTGCGGCTGTCCGCGCGGAAGGCCCCACCGAAGCGGCGAGTCACGCCGACCTCGTTGTAGTAGGCGGGCAGCGCCTTGGGCAGCTCGTCGAGGTCGTAGGGGTGCGCGTCAGCGGCCGTGAGGGCGGCCAGGATCGCAGCGACCTGCGTCTCCTCGCTCACCAGAACCACCGATCGGGCAGCCGGGAGACCTCTTGTGCGAACGACGGGCCGATGAGGTCGGCCGAGCGGACGAGGTTGAGGTGGGCCGGATTGTTGCGCGAGCCGTTCTCGAGGATCGGCGCGAGCTCACCCTGGCCGCGATGCTCGGGACCGTACTCGCCCGAGATGCCATTCACGCCGCCGAACGACACAATGCCGTTCATCTTCGACGTGAAGGTGCCGGGGTACTTCCGCGCGTGCTTGCGAGACGACACGCGGGCGTAGTCCTTGGCGACCGTGTTGCCGACCTTGATGCCCTCGCGGACAGTCGAGATCATGTCCCGCATGGCGCGCGGCGGGATCTTCGCCATGTCCGAGGCGAGGTCATCGATCCCGCTGATGACGATGATGCGAGCCATCACGCCTCCTCGGGGACTACGACCTCGGCCACGTCGAGACGACGGGCGGTGGCGAACGACTTGGCCGGCACGCTCACCACGCGCCAACGACGACCCAGCAGCGACGGGTCAGACGCCGAGCCGACCGCGATGCACTCGAACTCCCAGCCGATCGCGGGAAGCGCAGACGAGAGTGGGATGTGTAGGCCGCCCTCGAGGACCGGACGCTCGACGTCGCCGATCGTGACCGTGCGGCTGGCCGTGTCGCGGGACTGCGCCGAGGAGCCCGCCAACTTGCCGAGAGTGTCGTACTGCGGCTCCCAGAAGTCCTCCTCCAGCCCGCCCGAGGTGATGACCTCGGAGGCGTAGGCGGTGAAGGTGTCGAGCATGAGGGACTCGGCTGCGCGGCGACCGCGGGCAGCCGCGCTGGCGATCGACACCTCAGCCGCCGAGACTGATGACGTAGGCGGGGCCGATGTAGCCGAGCGGCTCTGGGCGCAGCAGGTCGAGCTCGTCGGCGGTCACGTAGAGCAGGCCGGCAGCGACAGCCGCGTCCCGCTCCCAGGTAAAGTCGTCGACCGACTCGCGGCGGTTGCCGTCCGGGTTCTTCAGGACGCGGAGAGCCGCATCGCAGAGGATCTTGACGACGTCGGCCGTCAGGTCTTCGCTGCCAGCGGCGGCAAGACGGGCCTCGATGTCGGGCACGTTGCGGCGAACCGCACGCCAAGCGTCGTCGAGGAACGTCTGCGCGTTGGTGGTCTCCTGATCGGACAGGGAGCGCCACCGCTTGACGACGTCCGCGGGGGTTGCCGGGTTAGCCATGACGCTCCCTTCCGATCAGTCGAGTGACTCAGGCGGAGACGGAGGTCTCGCCCGTGTCGATGTTGTGCGTAACGGTCACCGTCTTGCCCTCGGGCGAGGTGGCCTCGTACTTCTCGGTGCGCTGGCTCTTGGGGTCGACGCCCGCGGGGGCCTCGACCTTCGGGAGCGGCTGGACCGCGTTGACGGTCAGGTGGCCGCCCTCGGCCGCAGCCTTCTTGTCGCCGCCGACCGTCGAGGCACGCTCGGTGGGGTCGGTGGTGTCGGCCGGACCATCGCCGGGGGCGGTGGTCGAGGGCTTCGTGTTGTCGCTGTCGAGTCGGGTCTGCTTCGGCGCTGCCATGTCCTGCTCTCCTTTTGTGAGTGCTGGTTCTTCCGAGAGACCGGGGCGGAGGGTCACTCCGCCCCGGCCGTGTCGATCAGGAGTTCAGGACACCGCGCAGGCGAGCGGCAGCCTTGCCACCGAACACGCCCAGACCGCAGTAGAACTCGATGCGGGTGCGGTAGACCGGCTGGCTCTGCAGCTGGCCGAGGTCGTCGACCATGACGCCGCCGTTGGTCAGGCCGGTGACGCCGCCATCGGTCTCGTCCTGCCCGAACTTCACCGCGTAGACGCTGGAGGCGGTGCCGGAGGCGGTGCCCTGCGTCTCGGTCTGCGGCAGGATGTTCGCGCCGGCCAGGTTGGCGCCCGGGTCGAGGACCGGGATGCCGTTCCACTGCACGACGCGCTTGCCGGTCAGATCCTCGCGGACCATGTCGACACCACCGAGGCGACGACCCGCGGAGCGGATCTTGCCGATGATGCTCGAGTTGGCGTAGATCGCTCCGTTGCTGCCGTCGAGGCCGGGGACGGCCGCCACGAGAGCGTCGAGCGCGTCGAAGAACGCCTGAGCGTCCGAGGCGCCGTTGCCGAGCACCGGGGCACCGTTGGTCGCGGTGTCGATGACCTGCGCGCCCGTGAGGCGCTTCTTGAGGCCGTCGAACGCCTTGGAGTTGACCGTGACGTCGCCGTTGAAGAAGGTGTCCTGGTACAGGTACGAGGCGGCCTTGACCTTGAGCCGGGTCTGGATGGCCCGCTGGTCGTTGAGGTTGCCGCGCGTCTGCACGATGAAGCGGTCGACGTCCGCGTCGCCACCCATGATGACCAGCGACTCGGTCGCCTGGTTCACGGTGCCGGTGGACTCGACGTAAGCCTCGTTCACCGAACGGAACGCGACACCCGGCAGGGTGCCCTCGGTGTTGTAGGCGTAGGCGTTGCCCTCGATGTTCATGAGGGGGATGCGGTCGAGAACCGGCGAGAGCTGCACGAAGGTCTCGATGACGCCACGCTGCAGATCGTTCTGCGAGAGCGTGGCCGCCTGGGCAAGAGTAACTGCCATGACGGGTGACTTCCTTTCGGGTGTTGCCCGTCACCGGCAGGGCTGCCGGACGGGACGTCTACTTGGTGGGGGAGTTGGCGTAGGCGTGGCGCATCCGGTCGACGCCGGGGCCGACGTCCGCGCTGCCCTTCGAGCCAGTGGTGCCGATGCCGGCGTCTGACGCCGATGCGGTGCCGGTGCCCGAGTCCACGAGGTACGGCTTCGACTTCGCCAGGTCGTCGACCAGCGCCTTCAGCGCCTTCGCGTCGACCTCGCCGTCGTCGTCGACCGCGATCTCGCCGAGACGACCGCCGAGCTGGGCGATGACGTCGCTGGGGTCACGGAACTTCGCCGTTGCGGCGAGTGCCTTGGCCTCGGCCTTGATGAGCCGGTCGTTGGCCCTCTGTGCGGCCTCGGCGGCGCCCTCCTTGCGGGCGGCGTCTACGGCCTTCTCCTGCTCGCTCTTGCTTGCGTTGCGCAGCTTCTCGAGCTCGGTCTCTGCGGCCTTGGCGCGACGCTTGGCGTCCTCGCGCTCGGCCTTCATGCGGTCGAGGGCCTGCTTGCCGGCGTCGCCGAGGGTCTCTGTGCCCTCATCCTCGCCGCCGTCGCTGCTGCCCGACTCGCCCTGGCCTTCGTCGCCTCCGGCCTCGCCAC